ATCCGGCAATCCAAAAGGATTCGGGCGCCCAGGCTTGACACCAGGAGACTTAGACATGTTTGCTTCGTATACTTTATCCCAAGCAGCCTTTGCATCAACACCAAACACGTCGAGAGTACCGAGTGCAAAGACAACGAGATCGATGAGACCGTCGACTACCTCTTCAGAATCTTTTGCGGCGTATGCAGCGACCGTTTCGTCAAGTTCTTCCTTGCACATAGAGAGACGGAACTCAAGATACTTGTCCATCAGATCTTTGTCGTGCTTGTTCTTTTCGAACCACTCGTGCACTCCAAACTTGTTGTGCATCATATACATGTCATGGATAAGGTCAGCTGACATATTTAACTCCTTCAGATTTCAAACAGGCTTCGATAGAAGTGATCTCATCTTTAATTGATAGCTTAATTCGCTTTTGAGTGTTGATCATTTCTTCAGGAGCTTTCTCTCCTTCCAATGCTTCAACCAAGTTATGTACTGCAGTATGCTTTTCTTTTAGAGACGCTAGTCTTTCTAGTCTGGTCTTTGGATCCATTCTAATCTCCCCCTTGTTAGTTGATAATTCTTTATACCATAATATTTCAAAATGTCAATCACATAAAAAACGATTCGAGACTCGCAACCTTCTTGGATCTCCAACCGATCGCTTCAAGAATGCTTTCGATAGGTCCCAAGAAAACTTTTTCAAACTGAGTGTTATAGTCAATGTACTTGTCCACGTTGAGTTCCTTTGGAAGAACGTTAGGAAACGAGATTACATTTTCTTTAATCGGGTTTGGTATATTGAGATACACGATCTTAATCTTGTCACCACCACGGATCAGCTGATACCTATTCTCTAGCTTGTTTTCCTTCAAAGCTTTGTTGTATAGGATCGAACCACGAACGTGCATTGGGCAACCTCTTTTGTAGTCATTGCCTACCATGTACTTTTCAATATCGTCGGTACCAGAGATCTTTGCGATGTCTTCAGCCGGAAGATTAAAGAACTCTTCTCGGAAATCTTCGATGAAGATTTGCACGTCGGACTCTGAGCCGTTCATAATCACCTCGAACGACTTTTTCATCTTCTCACGGCAAACTTCAGGAGTCGACGAACGAACCGACTCGATACCGGTAACACTGATCTTTGGCTTTGCGTAGTGAACACCTTCAGAGTTGAGAACGTTCATAATGTATCGCTTTTTGGCGACGAACACAGACTTATCTGTAATCTTTTCGCGTTTCATAACCATCGCGTTACGGCAAGCACCCATCTTTTTTGCGAGGTTCTCGTATCCGAGAGCGATGACCGCCTCGAGCTTTTCCTTACATACGTTGTCAAGGAATTCTTCACCGGTCTTTCGATCGATGTCTGTTGTTCCGAACACTGCCTGGATAAGAGGACCAAAGTTCACGTAGATGGAGTCGGTATCGATATAGACGATGTAGTCTACATCGGTCGTCTTTAGTACTTTATTGAGATATTTGTTGACAGATTTTTCGGCATAACGAATTGACAGTTGACCTGAAGTGGTAATCGCTTCTGCCATCTCGCCGATATAGTAAAGGAAGTAGACGTTTGCGGTCGCACCATATAGAGAGTTCATAGCAATCTTAATCGCCATCTGAGAGTTATGCAGCTGAGTCATCTGCTTCTTCAGATCCTTCTTTTTGTCCGGATCCTTCTCGTTTTCCATGGCTTGTTCAACAGCAAGCATTTCTTTCTTGATCTTTGAACGATTGCCATAGTACTCGTCAATGATCTCAGGAATTACACCTTTTACTTTATTGGTAAAGCAGACGCCATTTGCGCATGCAGAATATTCGGTGTCTGTGTTTTCAAACTGATCGTTAAGAACCATGTCTTGTGTAACATAGACTCTCTTATCTTGCATATGAGTCTCAGGCGACATATTATACTGAAGCATCAGATGCGGATACAGAGAGTTAAGGTCGAACGATACGATCCACTTATGCATACCGACCTTTGGATCCTTCACGTAACCACCGACGAGATCCTTTCCACGATCACCAGGACCACCCTTGATCTGCGGAACACGATTGTCTCGAATAAGTCGACGATACAGAGTGGTTTCCCAGATACCAACGGTGCCGAAGGCATCGCTGAAGTTAACGCCGCCGCCATATGCGACAGTCATAACGAGAGCGAGAAGAGCCGTTTCGTCTTCGAACTGTTGAATGAGCCATGTATCCTTGAGGTTATAGTCGAGATACAGTTGCGGGTTTTGATCGTATAGAGCCGTAAGGTTACCATACTCGGAATAATCCAGCTTCTTTTCGCCAAGGATAACGTGAGCGATATGATCGAGTTTGTAGGACTCTTGAGGACCATACTTATAACCGAACTTCTTAAACGCGTCCATATAGTCAATCACGGTCATACCAGAGATTGCATATGTTGACTGTGGCTTGCCAAAGATCTCTCGAGTATTCTTACGAATGGATCCCCACGGCGACAGCTTCTTTGCAGTATCCTCGCCAAACAGACGAATGATACGAGTTACGATGTACATAATGTCAAAGTACTCAACGTTCCAACCGGTTACAACATCGGGATAGTCGTTCTGCCAGATCTGCATGAACCTACGAAGCAGAGCCTGCTCAGTGTCAAACTTCATGAACTGAATGTTTTCTGGATCGATCTTAAGAAGAGTCTTGCTCTTATCATAATCTTTACGACCGAGCAGATGATACGTATCAGACTTAGACGATTTAATCGCGATCGAGGTAATCTCTTTATCGGCTTCATCGATGTTGGCATAACCGTCTCGAATATCAACTTCGATGTCGAACGAAAAGATGTTAATCTTTTTCATATCGAACTGAATGTTGTCAGGATATTGTTCTTGAATAAACTGAGTTACGTAGTTTGTGTTGCCGTGGATCTCAAGGCCACGAACGTCTTTGTGGCGTTCAATAAACTCTTTTGCTTCAGCCATCGAGTCACAGACTCGCGGACCAAGTGGCCGATCACCAATCAGCGACTTATATGCGCCGTCCTTGGATGGAAGAAAGAGCGTTGGACGATACTGATGGCGTCGCATGAACTGCTTTCCATCTTCATATCCACGCCAGAGAATTGTATTGCCGTATCGTTCAACGTTCGTATAGAAATTCATAGTATACCTTTCAAGTATTCAACAACAAAGTGTTCTGTCGGTTGGTCAGATCTTTGTATCATTTTTCCATCATACACCATAACTTGATATTTGTCAACCAACTTAACTACAGTTATGCGAGAGTCGCTTCGAAAAAAATCCATGGCATCACCAGTTTCTTTGCGAAAATGAGAGTCATATGCGTATCCTTTCTCTCCGAGGAATGCGTTTACTTCTTTCAATCTTTACTCCTATGCTGCGATCTGGCTGAAGTTCTTTACCTTTTCAAATTTAATATGCGAGTCGAACTTTTCTCCAAACTGATCTGACCGGTGAGAGATCACAAAGATGTTATCGTTGTTGTTCAGATTGTGCAGAGTGTCAATTAGATTTTCAACACCGGCGCCATCCATCGCACCATCCAACGTTTCATCAAGTATCAGCAGGTTCGTTGAGACTGAGTTGCGAAGTTTTGCTACGGCTCGCCACGACAACATGATGGACAAAGAAATTCTCAGCTTTTCGCCTTCCGAGAACGAAGCATACGAAAAGGCGTCACGAAAGCGAGACTTAATTACCTCGTTAAAGTTTTCATCAAGATGAAAGTCAACAAAGAGTTCAAACGCAGACAGATATTTGTTGATGAGTTTGTTCATAACTGGAATGTACTGGCGAATGATACGAGTCTTAATACCGCCGTCCTTTAGCATTGCTGCAGCTACACCAAGAGTTTCTCTTTCATCAAACAGTTTTGTCTGATCCGCCTGAAGATCCTTCAGACCTTTATTATATTCTTCGAGCTTGCTTGTGTCAACTTCTTCGACTTCTTTCTCTGCGGCATCGAGGTCATCCTTAAACGATTTAAGAGCATTCATAGACATCTTAATATGAGCTCGGTGTTCGCCGATCTTTAGGTTGTGCGTTTGAATTGTATCCTCGACCTTTGAGATCTCCTCGACACGAGCTTCGATCTCAGCAATCTTTGCTTCGATCTCTGTAAGACCAGTTTCGGCTTCGTTCTTCTTTTGGTTACGGTCAGTGACGATCGTTTCCTTAAAGTCGTGATCGATTCCTTGCTTACACGTCGGGCAGTTGTCATTATCGTGATAGAAGTTTAGATCCTTGAGATAACCACGAAGAACGCCGTCCAGTTCCTGTCGAATGCTCTTTGTTCTATCGAGTTTCTTCTTCACCGCTGGTTTGTCCTCGATCGAGGCAATCAAACCACTAATGATCGTTTCGATACCTTCGATATGAATCTTTTCTTCTTCAATACGATCGATATGTTCCTGCATACGTTCACGTATCTTGCTAACTTCGCTTTCACGGATCTTACGGATTGAGTCGTTATGTTCGACTGCGGACTCGATCTTTGATTTGATTAGATCAATCTGATAGTTATTGTCTGTGATCGATTCCTTATTCAGACTTACACGATCCTTTAGAAGAAGGTTCATTGTACTGAACACCTGAATGTCTAGCAGATCCTCAATAATCTCTCTTCGCTGATAAGCCGGCAGTTCCATAAACGGAACATATGTTGCACTACCAAGGACAACGATCTGATTGAACGACTTGTAGTTTAGACCAAGGATGTTCTGCTCGAGGTATGCCTGATAGTCACGAGCTGCAGCATCCTGGTTGACGAGTTCACCGTTTCGATAGATCTCAAAGATGTTTGGTTTCATACCACGACGAATTCGATAATCGTTGCCGGATACAGTAAAGTCCACTTCAACGACGAGATCTTTTACGTTGATCGTATTAATCAACTGCGGCTTATTGATCTTACGAAACGGTTTTCCGTATAGAGCAAAGGTAATCGCATCGAGGATAGTACTCTTTCCGCTACCATTCGTTCCGCTCACCAACGTGGTTCTACTCTTATTAAGTTGTATCTCAGTGAAAACATTCCCGGTCGACAGAATGTTCTTATATCGTATCTTATTAAATTGGATATTCATTGTATACTCATTGCCTCAATGTAAAGATCGTCGATAACTTTCTTAATCTTCTTTTTATCAGTCGTGGTTTCGATTGAATCAATATAGTTATGAAGAATATCCTTCGTGTCTTGCGTTTCGTCAAGTATGTCAGAGACTCCAGCCGACTCAAGGTTCAGAGAGTCATCGACCGACTTGACATCGGCTGCGCCAGACTCAGACAGCTTGTTGAGAAACATATCGTACAGGTATGAATTGGTTCGATACTTGACGATCACCTTCACGTATGTATTCTTAAGAACGTCTGTATTGATATTCGCAACATCATCGATAGTCATATCACGATCATCATAGTCTATCTTATGAAAGATGCGGTTTGGATTTTCAACAAGCGTGATGTCTCGAGTGTTTGCGTCGAACACATGAAAACCACGACGGCCTGCATAATCCGACCAAGTCATTTCATACTGTGCGCCAAGGTACTTGATGTTACCATATTCAGACGGATGATGAAAGTGACCGGAGTAGACAGCTTGAAACCGCGTAAACACATCCTTTTTCAGACCATGATCGCACACCGATCCCTTTAACATCTCGAAACCTTCGATTGCGAAATGGCCGAGTAGTACTTGAGCATTCGTCTTTTCGATAGCTTCGAGACAGATGTCCTCATTATCCTTCGTGATCCATGGAACCATCATAAACTGAGTTGAGCCAAATGTCAACTCCTTTGGTTCTTTCTCGTATATATGAAATTTATCGTACTCTCGAAGCAGCAGATCCATCGAGTTGACTTCATTTGTATTCGTAAAGTATACACTGTGGTTTCCAACGATCGCATGATACTCGATACCTCGAGCCCAAAGCTGATTAAAGAAGAACTCCTTGACTCTCTTGAGAGTAACATAATTGATGTACTTTCTACGATCAAACGTGTCACCAAGGTCAAACACGATACGAATGCCATGTTCGTCAAGATATGGAAAGAATACTTCACGAAAGAATTTCTCTTGATGGTCTAAAAATACTTGACTATCACCTCTCACACCAAAGTGTGTATCATTAATAATTGCAATCTTCATTTACGATTTCTTCCCATTCACTTGTCAACGCCGTTAGCTTTTTCTTTACTCTTTGTCAACTTATTTTCAAAATCTTCAATGAAAGAATTCATATAGTCAGCACTGGTATTGAGATGCAGCTTTACTTCATCAGACTCATATGTTTCACCGTTCATCATCATGTTATGGGACGATTTAAAACGAATGTACATCTGCTTCTTTTCTTTTTGAATTCTTCGAAGAAACGCATACCAGATCACCTGAGTAAAGTATGCGAATGGATTTGAAGACTTCATATGATCGAAATTGTTGATATACAGCAGACAGTTCTCAATACCGTCCATGATCATATCTTCTTTATATGAATACCCTGAAAAGTTTGGTTTGGTCGCCAATCTCGTTGCAATCTGATATATGCACTCACCGATGTAGTTTGGAACCTTCGGTATCTCGTCGCCTTGATCTTCAGCCTCTTTGCACTTGTTCTTGTAGTTGATAAGAGCTTCGAGTAAGTCTTTGTTGTTAACGTAGTTTCTTTTAATTCTTTTTTGTGTCATAAGGAGCCCTTCTTATACTAACGTATTGTTATAATATAAACCAAAATAGAAAAATGTCAACTACTTAGTGACCGATAACTTATTTCGTTATAGATGCATTTTTTGGTTGACATTTCCTGTAGAGCTTGTATAATCAGAATTAATATTCTGGCAGTTGTGGAATCTACTCCAATGGAATCGTGTAGATCTTAAACTCAAACTGTTCCGATGAGTAGATCTCGATACGACGTCTGAAGTGGTTCAGAGTATAGTTCGTAAACTCTCCGATAGAGAGATCGTCTGCGATGTCGTAGAGAGTTGCTTTGTCGGATCCGTTTCCTTTTCGCAAGGATCTTCCGATAGACTGAAGTACTTTGATCTCTGACTTTGATCCAGATGCAAAGATAACATTGTCCAAACGTTTAATGTTGACACCTGTTGAAAACACTCCGTAGGAGGCAAGGATGTCATGCTTTTTTTCTGGATCATTCTCGACCAAGTGACGTATAGCTTCACGGTCTTCCCCATCGACTCCACCATATATAAAATGGAGTTCACGATCGCCTCTGCGAAGCAGAGGCTCGAGGACCTTACCATGTTTTTCGACCAAGTCAAATAGAATAAGATTGTTCTGACCCTTGAGAGACCAGACAAGGTTTCGAATGAAAAGATTTCTTTTTTCGTTGGTTATCAGATATTCTCTTTCAGCAGGCCACTTTTTCTGTTTCACCTTTATGGTGTTGAGTGCCTTACGAAACTCTTTCTTCTTATCCTCTGGGTACTGAAGAACGAGAGCGTTTACCTTAAACTCTGCGACGGTTCCATCGTCTATCAGATCCTTCGTTTTCACGTATCGCTTTATGCTACCGAAGCAGCCTTCGAGAACAAGGTGGTGAGCTTTACTCTCTGAAGAGATCGTGCCTGTGAACCCGTGACGATATGGAGCATTCGTTAGCTTTTCCATGATCGTTGTGAGAGATTTTGCTTGGAACAAATGAGCTTCGTCTCCAAGTACTACACGGAACTGATCAAACCATTCCTTCGGCTGCTTGATGAGCGACTGCCAAGTACTGATTACGATTGGCGCTACTGTTTCCTTATCAACACCGCCCTGTATCTTGTACACTAACTTAGGATCGCATCCATAGTCAACAAAGTCTCCAGCCATCTGATGAACGAGAGAAATCGTTGGAACGATAATCAGAGTCCTGTGACCAAAGCACTGATAGTAGTGTTGCTGTATTAAATATATGATGAGTGACTTACCAGAAGAAGTCGGCGATAACGAAAGCGATCTACGAGATCTGAGAGCATTCACTATGTAGTCGTTCTGATAGTCACGAGGAGAAAACTTTGAGTTGATCTCCTTGGCGATTTCGTAACCATAATCATCCGGAATATCTTCCGGCTTGATCATATCATCTGGAGCATCCAGAGTATAGTTACGATCATCGCAAAATTTTTTGAGGTAGTTGAGTAGTCCCGTGTATAGAACCGGTCTGAGTGGCTGATATAATCTGACGTAGCCGTCCCAGACTCTTGCTTTGAACGCCGGTGAGAATTGATAGCCTTCTGGGCGAAATGAAAAGTAGTTCATTATCTCCTGACGTATAGCAGGATCTGCGAGCACTTTCATATGCACATCATTAAGACTCTCTACTCTAACTACGTCACCCATTATCCACCGCCAGCTTGAAACTTTGACCAATCTATCATATTCTTAATGATATAATTTCTATTATTTATCTGTCTCACGATGTTTTCTAGATACTTGGCGTTTTCCTCGTAGAACGAGATCTTAAGACTCAGTTCAATAACTTCTTTGTCGCTCTGAACATATCTCTCCATGTCGTTCTTAAGAACCTTAAGTGCAAAAGGTTTCCACCCTCTTTCCTTGAGTTCGAGCTCATCCATACTTCCGCTATAGTATTCGGTCTTCGCCTTCTCGAGTTCGATGAGATCGGCCTTGAGCTTCTTTATCTTAAGAGCTTCTTTATAGAATAGATTATAGTACTTATTATGAAGCTCAGGAATGCGTGCTGACTCGCGAAATAAATTCGTTTCGTCAATCTTGCAGTCCTGAGCCCACATCTGATTAATTTTTTCAATGTCCATCACAGAACTCCATCATACAAATAATTATAACTATATTATAATATTAGGAAAATGTCAATCGCTTTCTGATTTCAAAAGCTTTTCATAAGCTTCTGAATCAACGACGCCTTCCTTCAGAAGTCTCTCACGATTTACTCTATGCATATCCTGAACGTTATCCTTTGAGTCTCCAAAGTATGGAACAGCATGGCCTTCTTCAATAAGCATTGAACACGCAGTCTTGTCACCTAGAACGAAGTCACCAAGTATTCTTCCAAATTTCTCGTCACTCTTTCCTGGCTTCTGAGTTCTCAGGATAGCAGTTTCACCGAGTATCTCGCCAAGTCTTTTCTTTGCGGCAAGACCAAAGATCTTTTCGACTTCGTCAGAAGTTCTGCTCTCTGGAGTATCAATACCCATGATGCGAACTCTTTCGTTTCTTAGCCATACACCAAATCCTAGGTCAATGTCAACATCAACCGTATCCCCGTCGACAACACGGAGAATAGCGCATCTATATTCGTACATTTAAAATTTCCTTATAGTTTAGTTATTGTGAAGTTTTTGAAGGCAAACGTCACCGTAGCTTGTGGATACACAACATCACTCTGAGTTGTGTCAAGCGTAACATCAGATAAACTCACTGGGAAACAGTCTTGAAATTGAATTTCGATATTCGGATTTTTATGACTGTTCATTATCACGATAGAGATATCAGTAAGTAATCCGTACTCACTATTCTTTAGGTTTTTGAATTGATCATAGTTTTCTGGAAAGGTTATGCCCTTCATCCAATTGAAAACTTCGATATAGTTGTTCATAGACTCGTCTATGATAAATGCAATGGGTAGATCGCCGAACGTTAGTCTATCTCCAGTAATCGGAATAGGCTTAAACGGGTTTGGCTGTTCTATAACTTGTAGAGACAAGGAAGGTATGTTTACTGTCTGTGTAAAGAACTGAACATTCGGTAGTCTCTTAACTGAGACCACGAACTCAAGTGGAGACATATAATTTGGTATCATACCATTTTCCTGTTTACATTCTTATAGAATTGGTGTACTATCTATTTATAAAGAAGTATAAATATAAGGTATTAAACGTTAAAGGAATGCGGCATGGTTTACGTAAACAAGTCGTATTTGGCATTTATGTTTGATGATCCCTGCGATAACTGTACACATTGGTGTGGATTTGTTTAATGAAAAAGTACGTATTTGATGTTGATGGAACTCTTACACCGAGCAGATGTAAGATTGACGAAGAATTCCTCAAGTGGTTCAAAGATTTTTGTATTCGCAATGAAGTGTACTTAGTCACTGGTTCCGATTATGAAAAGACTCAAGAACAGCTAGGAGATGACCTCCTCAGGTGGCCTATCTTTGTCTATAACTGTTCAGGCAATGATGTATGGGCAAAAGGTAAGAGAATAAGATCTGACGCTTGGAAAGCACCAGAAGAATTGGTGTCGACTCTTGAGATGTTCTTGGAAAATAGTCGTTTTAAATTAAGAACGGGGAGACATATAGAACATCGTCCTGGTGCGCTTAACTTTAGTATCGTAGGTCGTAACGCGAGTATGCAAGATCGTCATTCATACGTAGAGTGGGATCAAAAGACCAAAGAGCGCGAAATTCTTGCAAAAAAGATCAACACTTTATTTCCAAACTTAACTGCGAGTGTAGGTGGCGAAACTGGTCTTGACATCTATCCAAAAGGAAAGGATAAGTCTCAGATACTGAAAGACTTCGACGAAGAAGATATTATATACTTCTTTGGAGACAGAATGGAACCAACCGGAAACGATTATCCTCTTGGATCGAAACTTAAGAGTCCAAGTAAAGCATTTCACGTAAAAGATTGGCAGCATACTTTTGAACTTCTAAAGGAGATTGGCGATTGACAATTGGTATCGTAGCTTCTTCGTTTGATCTATTACACGCCGGCCACATAATGATGCTCCGTGAAGCAAAATCAAAGTGTGATCATCTTATCGCAGCAATACAGACGGATCCTACAGTTGATCGGCCAGAA